GTCTGCCCAGTCTGTCCACGACCACTTCGTAGCCCTGACCGGTCGCGGACTGGGCCATTCGGCGTTGCAACCTCAAGATACTGGGGGCCACACGCACCCTCGTCCCAGGCCCAGCAACGAACCCCACGGGGCCACCATCGTTGCCCAAAACCGTCTTGAGCCGGTAACTCCCGGCGTTGGGCCCATCAGAGAACGTCAGAACTTCACCCTCGACAGCCAAGGCCCAGTCCTGCAAAACATCTTCGACTTCATCCCCCGTGACCGTCGCCGTCCCAGTCAGTCCCGTAGGGATTGTTGTGTAGCTATGGGGTGTTGGGTCAGTCCCCACTGGGAAAGCCAGGATGGAGATGACCCTGTAGCGACCCACATACTGCTCGTCGGAGGATGCCGGAGTACCTTCAATGCCCCCGACATGGATAGAATTTGGCCCCGTCAGGATGGTCAGGAGGGCCCCTACACTGACCGAAGTGAAGTCCCGGCTCGGGTCACTGAACAGCGACCGATCCGTCAAAGTCTCCCCTGCCGCACCTGCAATTCTCTTGGCTCCAAGACAATAGCGTCGAAAATCCTCGTAGTAGTAGTTGTGCCACTCGAAGCTGTAAGTGTCTGTAAACAGAGTACCAAAAGACTCCCGGAACAGGAATCGGAAGTCATACAATGTATGGGCGGGCTTGAGAGCACGCAGGACAATTCTGACGTTGCTGACGAGGGTGAAAGGGTCAACCGGGAAGTCCGGGAGGGTGATGGTCGTAGTCCCAACCGTGATGGTGCGCTCGTTCTCGATGTTGATCTCAAAGGAGAACTGGTCATCGAAGCCCCACGCAGACTTGCCCTTGAGCTTCCGGTCCTCGATGACCTTCTCAATGACCTCGACCGTGGCATCGGTGAGAAGCTCTACCCCCTCCGTGACCGTCTTTTTGGTGGCTCCCTGGAGCAGCAAGACGACCATTCGCTTGAGGAACGCCCGGTAGGAGATGTCTCCCTCGATGTCGGGCCAGCCGTCCGTCTGAGCGTCCGGGAACACCAATGCACCGAGGATCTGGTAAAGCACCTCCGACCGGGTGTAGTCGTAAACCGAGTCGGCGTAGGCCTCCTGAGCGGTGATCTGGAACTTGGCGATCTGCTCGGCTGCCGCCTGGTAGCGCAGGGTGTAGAATGGGCCCGGCACATCCGACACGTAGTTGGATGGCAAGAGCTGGAGGAACACCTCCATGATGCGGTCAACCTGGCTGCGCTCCTGGTTGATACGATTCTGAGAAAGCTCATCAAAAGGAGCAGGGTTCTGCGCCAGCAGAGAGGGCAGCAGGGTCTTGTCAACAGGCTTGTCCGTCATCAGACTCTCCTGTTCCCTCCGGACAACAGCCGCGCACGGTCTTCGTCCTCGTCATAGCTGAAGTCCAGGTCACCAAGCTCCAGGAACTCCGTGAGGCCAGGCTCGATGTTCTGCACCCCTTCATCGCCGTACACGACGTAGGTGGTGGTGTAGTCGAACGCCTCTGGTGTTGCCCCCTTGGCCAACGACACCAGGATGCGTCTCTGGGTGATCTCCTGTCGCTTGTCATCAATCTCCGCATCCGAAGCGAACGGGAACTGCTGCTTGAGCGTTGCATCATCACTGTAACCAGGAATGAACAGACCGTCGTTGCCGATGATGAACGCACCACCCACCGAATTTCGGAGGGGGATGCCGTTGAGATTGGGCGGGTCATTGTAAAGCGTGAGTGTCTGCTCGCTAGCGAACACCCCACGCGGGTCGTTGACTTCTCCGCCGCCGTCGAGGGTGCCAGACTCCAGCGGGTTGGTCAGGAGGAACACATCCACCCGTGGTGTAGACCAAGCCGTGATGTGCTCGAAGTCAATGTCCTGGTCAGTGACGACCTCCTCACGAATGACCAGCGACCCGTCCGTCTTGGCCAGCCGGACAATGGGGACAACCATGTAGGACACACCAGCGACGTTCTCGATCACATTGATCACATCACTCTGTCGGATGGGTTCACCCAAAACCAGTGAGCCGAAGAAGCGGGACAAGGCCGTCCTGACCGCACTGTCCACAGTCGAAGTGGTCTGGTTCGGGTAGAGAACAATGGTTCCCCAGATGTCCACGCCAACCGGGGCAGCCTCCTTGGTCAGCACATCTGCCGTGACGTGACGGGTGTCATTCAGGTCATCCTGAACGACGCCCACCAGGGAATTATAGACGTAGGTGACCACAAAGTTCTCGTCGTGCTCGTAGTCCACCAACACCGTCTGACCCTCGATGATGCGAGAATTGGATGTGGGGAGGATGCCCATCGGCGTGTTCGGCTGTTCGTCCACGATGGTGTAGTCAGGATCGACATTCGGCTCGAACGGCCCGTAGTACTCGGTGGTGCGGTCGTCGTTGTACACCCGGACGGTGAGCGGGTTAGTGCCCAGGTTGTTGAGATACTCGGTACCCCCGAGCATGACGTGTTCCTCGTTCGTCACCACGATGGGATCGCCAGAGGGCACCACCACGGGTTCCGTCCCGTCCGTGGGCTCAATGACCTGTACGTAGTCCCCAGCCTCGTTGGAGCGCCCCATGACGAGAGGGAGACTGCCAGGGAACAGCTTGTAGACCGAAGAGTTGAGGGCCCCTGACACCTGGCCCGTGAATGCGGTGACCTCTCGGACTGGCTGCCGGGTCATCACGTAGCGGTCGCTCGTCCTGAAACGGTAGGAGCCGAGGTACACATCCGTCAGGGTGTTGTCGAGGGGGTCGTTGTAGTCCGCCGAAAGCTGGATGCCGTCCGGCGACAGGATGGTCACATCGGTCAGGTCGAAGACCTTCCCCGAGGTGGCGTTCTTGAACTCGTAGCCCCAGTCCTGGTTGTTGAGCATCTCGATGATGGGGTTGGACGGGGTGATGTCCGCGTTGATAGCCCGGAACTTGAGGTCTTGGAGGTCGCCCACCGGCTCGAACTGACCGTCCTTGACGATCTCAAAGGAGAAGGCAAAGGCATCGGTCACCGTGGAGAGGTTCTCCCCACGAATCCACACGTCCACCTTTCCCCCAACGTGCTTCCCAGCCTCGGTATCCAGGTCACGCATCATCAGGGGACTGCTAGCATCCACCACGATGACCTGGAGGACGCCTGGCACGTTGATGGCGTTCCTGATGTAGCCCTGGTAGGTGCCAGAATCCACCGAGGATAGCACCCGATCCGCCCGAGCTGCCAGATCCCGGTTGGTTTCCAGGTTCCGTCCTCCAAAGGTCGCACCCTCGTTCACCACAGAGACCCCGGCGGGTCCACTGATGATCGCGGTGATCTGACCGGCGGAGATGTTGCCCGCCGTTCCGGGGCTCTCGGCCTGGATGAAGGCACGGGCGGAGAAGCGTCCCGTCGCAGGGTTGTAGGTGGTCTGTGCGCCATTCGTGGTGAGCAGAGCCGCCGAGGTCGAGCGGAAGCGGGAGGTGCCACTCCCCACGATGGTCCCGAGAGGCATGAAGCGCGTCGTGTCCGGGCGCTTGGTCATGTAGTAGGTGACTTCGCCCCGTGACTGGGTGCCGGGACGCCGGGTGATGCCCCGCCGAGCCGCGAGCTGATCGAACATGTTGTCGATGAGGTTCTGTACGTCAGAATTCGTCTGAAGGAAGAACGCCTGCTTGATGGCCAGCTTGTAGGGCGACTGCTCGACCGGAATACTCGACCCCGAGAAACCGGGATCATCTATCACCAAGAGCGTCGCAAAGCTCTGGGCAGCCTGCATGAAGTTGACGATGAAGCGAATGCGCTCCGCTTCGGTAGAGAATGGGTCAATGTAGGTGTCCCGCTGCACGGCACCAGGTTTCAAGTCGATCTCGGGGTGGGTGCGGAAAATAGAACCCACCGTGGCCTTGACGATCTGCTGACGGCCCACCGTGGGCAGCGCAGTGATACCTGGCGTCACGATGAGAGGAGACGCAGCAATCTCAGGGGAGAAAGCAGACTCATACTCGGCATCGTCAATGAGGTAAATCGCCGTGGCCACATAGTAGAGCGGGTCTTCGTCCGGCAGAGCATTGAACTCCGCGTTGGGGAGTGCCGGGTAAGGGGATGATGTCGGAGTCGCCACACGGTCGTGAGTGAACGAGAACTGCTGGGTCTGTCTCACCGACTCGACATTCATCACAGTTCGGATCTTGGTCACGACCTCGGAGACTTCGAGAGCCTGGTCGAAGTCCGTCTGGAGGACGGAGCCGGTCTGGTTCGTCTGCTGCCCGAGATAACGAACGAACAGAGGATCCGCCGCTGGGCTGCCGTCTGTGTTGGTGGCGACGAGAGCGTCCACCGTCAGCACACCCAACGAGCTGGTATCTTCGACCGTCGAACTGGAGATAACCATCGTGGGGTTGATGCGCTTGTATCCCGTGGTTCCACCACCAGGAGCCGTCGCAGCGTAGAACTGATATCCCACGACGTTCGTGTCATCAATGCCTTCGACCGTGATGGTGACCACCCGGTCCTTGCGCTCCACGAAGATGCCAGAGGGGGCCAGGACGCTTGCCTTGATGTCCCGCTCCAGGGACAGATCCGCCTGGACAATGCCGGAAGCCGTGACAGACCCGCTCGTCAGGATAGACCGCACCTCGATGATATTCTCACCGGGAAAGAGCTGGAGGCCCTCGGGGAAGGCGGACGGGTTCGGGACGGTGAATGTCTCGCCCTCGAACACGATGCTGTCAGGGTCAGAGGTGAACCCACTGCCCCGGATGGACACCTGCATGTCTGCCGTGTCCGGAGACATGACCCCCTGGAAGAAGCGAGTCGAGATGTCCGTCGTGAAGATGTATCGCTCGCGCAGGACTCCATCAGGGGCCATGAAGCGAGGAGTCTTGCTTGCGGCTGTTGCCATGTTAGCTCCCGTCCGTCAGAAGCCGTGCGCCATTCGGGACGGCGATCACACTCGCCCCGAGTCCGGCTGCTTCGGTGCCGAGCATCAACCCATTGGACCCCATGAGAGCCACCACATCGGGCACAGTGAACACGATACTCAATTCGATGGGTTCCCCAGACGCATTCTGAACCACCACATCAATGAGATAGGTCGTCGGGTCTTCGTTGTGGGGGTACACGTCCACCGAGACCACCGAGTAGAGACGCTCCTTGAAGGTCACGGTCTGATACTGGGCTTGATCCTCCTGCAAGGACTGAAGCCGTCCAAGCCCCTGACGCACATCATCGCTCAAGATGGCTGCGATGCCCGACAAAGCCTTGGTGCCGATGCGAGACCGGAGCGTAGTCCCGTACCAGGAGTGATAGGGGTTGCTCCCCTGGTCCGTCAGAAGGATCTTCAGGGCAGCCTGATAGAGCAGGTTCTCATCCTGAATGAGCAGAGATTTCCCGTCCTCGGTGAAGCGGAAGTCGTTCTCGATGTAGGTGGCCTTGCATCGGAGACACCGCTGCACCGGAACCGAGTAGGTCACCTTGAGCATCGGGTTGCCCAGGATGGACGAGTTGAACTTCGGGTAGCGGTTGCTGATGGTGTCCGGCCTCGATGCCAAAACCCAGCCAGGGTAGACCTGCTTGCCCTGAGCCCGGTACTGGTAGCCCACCGTCGCACAGGGCCCGGCCCCGAAGCCCAGTGTGGCTGCCATCACCCCGCCCACCTGCACGAACGAGTCTAGGCCGACCGTCGAAGTATCGCTGAACAGAAGATGCCCGTTCGAGTTCTCCGCCAGCACCACGGAGAGGTTCTTCTTCAACAGCTCCTTGATAATCTGGTCTGTGGAGAGCCGAACGGTGCCCGTGGCCCCAAAGGAAAAGGTCTCTGACCCCCGAGGAGACGTGATGGTGAGGGTATCTTCACCCTCGGTCACATCGTAAGGCCCCGAAAGTGATGAATAAAGCTGTGCCACCGAGTAGAGTCCTGCCTGGGGGATGAAGATTTCGTTGTTGACGAGGATGCGGACTGTCCCCGCTCCAGCCACGGGCTGTCTCGTCGGCATAGAACGCCGGTCCGACCCCAGAATGACCACTTCTTCCATGGTCATGTGGGGGCACGGCCACGAAAGCTGAAAGTCCTGCGACATCACGCCACCTCACTGAAGAAGGCATATAGACGAGACACCGCGACTAGAACACTCATCATCCACCCAAAGGATCCCTGATTTCAGAGGGTTTGTCCTCGAAAGTGAAGTTCAAGAAAGCCACAGGATGGGTGGCACTGAACGACCGCACCGTCCCATCCCTCTCCGTATCGTAGAGCCGCTCGTACATGTCCTGCACGAGATTCTGCATCTGGAGGTCCACACTAAAACGTGATTTATTGAAATCCGCCACCCCCGAGAGGGCCCCTCCGAAAGCCGCCACCAGGGTCTCATCCCGCTCCTTGAGAAGCTGCTCCCGCAGGTCACAGAGCTTGATGATGCGCCATTCGATGTCCTGAACCCGCTCCTTGATGGCCTGATTCACCCACCGCCGCATCGAGTGCATGTAGCGGACGATGGTGTCCGAGTCGAAGGCCCCCCGACTCATCCGGCCACCCATCCGGTCTGCGTAGTAGCGGTCGGTGTTGAGGTAACCACCCTGGTACTCACCGAAGCCGGAGTTCTCCCCCGTCTTGGGGGAGGGGTTGTTGTACTCAACTGACTTGGGAGCTATCACGCCGCCGTGAGGGTACCGCTCGACCGACTTGGAGGCGTTACCCACAGCGTTGGCTTCCAAGACCTCGGTGCTGTCCGGGTACATGAACGGCGAGATGTCAAAGGGATTGCCCCCCTGGACCACATACGCCTGGCAGAGGCGCTCCAGGGATGACCCAGCGGTGACTCCGAATCCCACCCGCTGCTCGGTGAGGGTGGTCTTCCCCTCCTCGGTGACAGAAGCATAGTACATGGTGATGAAACCGATGCGCTCGATCTCGGCATTGATGGCGGATACACGGGCACTGATACTCCGGCGCTCACGGAGAAGCCAACTGGAGAACGCCCGGAAGTATCCGACCGGCCAGACCCCAAGTTTCTGGAATGATGCCATCGACCCTCTCCTTTAGAGCACATCCGGCGGCGGGTCCGGCGGAACAGGTGGGGGTGCAGGCAACTGCTCTGCGTTGACCGCATCGTTCATGCTGGTGCCATCTGACATGGTACCCCCAGGCATCGGATCTTCGCCAGGTGTGGCGTTGAAGATAGCCTTCACGATGTCCAATGCGAAAGCCGGGCCTCCGGGGATGACGATGGCGATGCCCCCGCCATAGGCCAGAGGGCTATCACTGGGCTTGTTGTCCGCCGAGATGAAGTCCCCGAGGAGTCCGGCGGTACCGTCCGAGATCAGCATCAGGGCCGAGGACTGGGGAATCTGGAAGGCCAGGCCCAGAATGGACTGGATGAG